CCGGTGCCGGAGGCGGTCCGGGCGGCGGCAGTGCTGTCCCGAAAAGCAGGGAAGTCGTATCGTGGGGTGGCGGCTGATCTTGTGCGCGCGGGGTACGGCGACTACGGGCCGCAGAGTGTGAAACGGATGTGCGTGGGGGAATAATGTATAGCATAAATGGCGTTGAGTTGATGGTCGGGGATATTATAAAAACAAAAACAGGTCGCGGTGCCGATGGTTATAAAATATTGGGGTTCGCGGATTCTATAGTGGCCGTTGTCCGGGACGAGGTCGCTGTGGAGATACCAGATTGCCGGACTGTATGAGCGGTGATAGACTCCCGCTATGACCGACGACATGGAAAAAATCACCGAGCTTCTGATGTGGCATTTCGAGGGGGACACGGTTAAGGTCGCCGGGTGGCTGAGAACCGGCAACATGATGCTTGGTGATGTCCGTCCTCTGGACATGGTGCGCGCTGGCAAGTCCGGGAAGCTGATCGCAACGATTGAGCGCTGGTTGGATATAACACCCACGTAGACATCCCATAAAGCCCCCTCCCCACTTTGCCCCATTGTCCCTTTTTGAAATTTTGGTACAATGGGGGACATGGATCGTGAACGACTCGAAAGAGCCATAAACGGTACAAGGTCGGACAGATACAGACTATCTGTCGATTGCGCGGTTGCGGGGTTGGCTGATGAGGGCGGGGAAATAACCGAAATGGAATACGCGGCAATAGCACAACGGCAGGTTGCGATATTCCAGATGCTTGAGGGGTTGGCGAAGTGACATACGGGATTGCGTTGGGGATGTTCCTGATATGGGTGTGTGGGGTGTTGGCCGGGGCGTTGCGGGGCGGCACGACGCGGCAACGGCTGGAAGATCGGCTCGACAGCTTACAGGACAGACTCAGCAGCGAAATCAAAAACAACAGCAGACTGAACAGCGAACTGAATATCCTGCGCGAACGCATGGCGGTGTTCGAGAGAAAACGGGGGGCGCATGGCCGGTTTGTTTCTCGGTAAAGACCCCAACGATGAAACGGTGGCGTGGAAGGAATGGCAGCTACAGGCGTATGTCATTCAGGAAGCGCGGCGAATCGGGCTGCTGATTGCCGGGGACATGAACCAGGGCAAGCGCAATCCGGGGCGCGCGAAGGCCACTGGTCTGCTGGCTGGCGAAACTGATCTGCGGATATATCTCACGGACAAGCAGATCGAACTGATCGAACTGAAAACCAAGACCGGGAAACTGTCCCCGGCACAGCACAATCACCATGGAAGTTTGCGCGCGCGGGGTTTTGAACCCAAGACGGTTTACGGTTCCTGCCCAGCGGACGCGTGGTATCAGGTGCAAAGGATTCTCAATGGACGATCTTGAGCCGGTGCCGGTAGTGACTACCGAGGACGACCCTTACGCCAGTGCGCCGTTTTTCCGCCCGGTCGCGGCGCCACCCATGGCCGCGAAGCTGAACGCGCACATCCTGGCCGGGGCGCTGCACTCACAAGCAACGGACGCTGAGTGCGCGGCTTTGTTCGGGGTGACGGTGAAAGAGTTTCAGGAGGCTGTGCATAGCGACCCGGAACTACAGAAGGTCTACCGGGACGCGCCACTGGTCGGGCGGGTCGCGCTCAAGAAGGCGCAGATGACGGCGGCGGTCTGCGGCGACAAGGTTATGCTGAAACATCTGGGCGAACATGTTCTAAAACAGGTGGACGCGCAGCCGGAAACCAAGGTGGCGATTCAGGTCAACCAGCTATCGCAGGACGAGATCGTGAAGCGGTGGGGGTTTGTCATGGAGAAAGCAAGGCGGGAGGAAGAACTGCGGCTGAATCCGCCGATACCGCAGGACGATCTGCCGGTCATAGAAATGGAGTGGGAAAGTGAGCGAACCTAGTGTGGGCGCACTTTACACGGCGCTGGAAGATGTTCTGTATGAGCGTGGTGACGGCCTGACCATGGCAGCGGTGGTCGGGGTTTTGTATATGTTGATGAACAATATAGTAGCAGGAGCCTATGATGGAGATTACAGTATCAATTAGCAAAGTTAGTAACGCGGCGTACCATGGCAATGTGAAATATGCCGAGAAATACGATGATATTGTCCGGCTTTTGCGGTCTGGTCTGTCAGTGCGTGAAGTCGCTATTCAGACTGGGATCAGCAAAAGCACGGTCGGGAGAATTAGGAGGAGCATCTATGAAGATCAAAGAAAAGACACAGGAACGAATCAATAAGGCGTGTGATGTCAGCGGGTTGCCGGAAGAAATTCTGATTAATATTGCGCTGGTCAAGGGGCTGGAAGTTCTGGAACGGCATGGGGTGCAGTTGCGCATCACAGATACGCCGCCCCCGCTGCCGCTTGATTTGAACCCACCAAACATAACTTTACCCATTGTGGGTGGTGAGCAGGCGCTTCCCGCAATGGAAGCTCCTAGGAAAATTACCATCTAGCCACGCGCCACGGAATAAGTGATAATGATTTTGGTTATAACCCACTTTAGGAGAAAATGATGACTGATACTTTAACTGCCGTTCATGGAAGGAAATTGGGCGTCGCCGCAACTGGTGAGCTGGTTTCCAACGACCTTCAAGTTACGATGCCTTGCGTTGATGCGACCGTTACGGTTGGCGACGAAAGCGCCAACGTTCGTGCGATCACCATTCAGTTGAAGGACGCTAACGGCGCTGATATTGCGTATGTGGAAGAAGTCGAGATTGTTCTGTTTCTGACGAACGATAGGTTGGCGTATGTTGTTACCGGCGGCTCAACCGGTATTGCCATCGGCACTGACGGCGCTCTGTCCACGATTGTAGCCAAGAAAGTATTCCGCGCGACCTCGGAAGCAGATGGTGATATAGATTTGACCTGGACCGATACCGGCACGGAAGCTGCTTATATCGGCGTAAAACTCCCTAACGGTCGCTTCGTCATGGGTTCGCAAGCCCTCACGAACACCTAGTTTTTATTCCCCTAGAGTGTGGTATGATAGCCCCGTGTGCCGACAAGCGCGGGGCTATCACTTTTAATGGATCAAGATTCGCTGAACAAACAATTCACCTCTCTGCACGAGTCGCAGCGTGAGTTGATTTCCACCGACGTCAGCGCCATTACAGACGGCGTAAAATTCATCCCGAATCCGGGGCCGCAGACTGAGGCGTACTTCAGCCCTGCTGATATTTTGCTTTTTGGTGGTTCTGCTGGCTGCGGGAAATCCGGTCTTATCAATGGGTTGGCCTTAACCCAGCACGACAGGTCGTTGATTTTGCGTAGGCAGTACGCAGACCTCGGTGGCATCACAGACGATTTGATACGCCTCTACGGGACAAGGGACGGGTTTATTTCCATGCCACGCCCACGCTTGCGCACAACGGATGGAAGAACTATAGATTTTGGCGCTTGCCAGCATCCCGGCGACGAGGAATCCATGCAGGGGCAGCCAAGGGATTTTTATGGCTTTGATGAGGTGACACAATTTTTGGAGCATCAAGTTCGCTACATCATCGGATGGAACAGGACGATTAAGGAAGGCCAGCGCTGCAGGGTGGTATTCGCGTCCAACCCGCCAACCTCATCGGATGGCGATTGGATCATCGGGTATTTCAGGCCGTGGCTTGACCCCACCTATCATAAACCAGCTAAGTCTGGGGAGTTGCGTTGGGTTGTCACCGACCCAGACGGCAAGGATATGTGGGTTGACGGGCCGAACAAGATAAAGTTTCCGGGCAGACCGGAGTCTGTGACTCCGAAGTCTAGGACATTCATCCCCGGAAAGCTGTCAGACAACCCATACCTTGTGCGGACTGGGTATGCGTCCACACTTGATTCGCTGCCGGAGCCGATGCGATCTGCAATGCGGGACGGAAACTTCATGTTGTCACGGCAGGACGATGCGTTTCAAGCTATACCGTCCGCGTGGGTAAAGGAGGCAATGGCGCGTTGGCACAAGTCGTCACCGAATGGTGTTCCGATGTGCGCAATAGGGGTTGATGTTGCTTGCGGAGGAAAGGACGAAACCATTCTGGCTGTTCGCTATGACGGCTGGTATGACAAACTGATTTGTGTCCCCGGTGAACGAACAAAAGAAGGGTCGGACATAGCCGCGCTCGTGGTCAAGCATAGACGGGATGGGGCTTCCGTGATACTCGACATGGGCGGCGGCTATGGCGGAGCGCCGAGGGAGCAACTGGCCGCGAACGGGATTATTGTCACGCCGTACAAGGGCGCCGAGAAAAGCTCGGGCAAAAGCACAGAGGATAAGCTTGGGTACACTAACAAACGGTCGGAAGCATGGTGGAAGTTCCGCAAGGCGCTTGATCCGTCGCAGCCCGGTGGTAGCACTATCGCTCTGCCGGATGATCCGAAGCTTCTGGCCGACTTGACGGCGCCGACGTTCTCTGTCGTGTCTGGCGGCATCAAGGTAGAGCCAAAAGAAAAAGTGAACGAACGGTTGGGGCGATCCACAGATCGCGGTGATGCAGTGGTCATGGCATGGTATGACGGGCCGCGTGGTATGGTTCACACTCATCCGGCACAACAAGGAAGCAGACAGAAGTTTGTCCCTAAAGTTGTGCGTGGTTACGAGAATAGAAAAAAGAAACGATGAGATTGCTACATAGACTATGTCGAGCCGATAAGTTATTATTGTTCTAGTTCTAACATGGAGAAAAAAATGGGTAGTATTCTCAGCAAGCCAAAAATGCCCCCTCCCCCGAAGCCGATTCAGTACACGCCGCCGCCGATTCCCGAGCCTCCGAAAGTTATCGAGGCTCCGGTTCCTGTTGATGAAACCAACAGGCAGTCGGCGCGGCGCACGGAGATGTTGCAGAAGGCTGGAGCAAAACAAAGCGGCAGATCGAGTACGATTCTTAGTGAAGGTTCAGATAAGCTCGGTGGTTAATGCATACTGATATTAAAAGCCTGAGAGATCACGGCGATGCGCTTTTCAGTAAAAGAACGTCGCTGCTTTCGCTTTGGCAAAACATAGCTGAGGAGTTCTACGTTGAGCGAGCTGATTTCACCGCTGGGCGCACGCTTGGCAGCGAGTTCGGAGATCACCTAACCACATCATATCCGACGATTGCGCGGCGCGATCTAGCCAACACATTCTCCTCGATGCTTCGCCCAACAGACAAGCAGTGGTTTTTCCTGCGTCCGGTTCAGGAGTGGCGCGAGAATGACGCCACACTGAAGTGGATGGAGTGGGCGACAGGATTGCAGCGCCGGGCGATGTACGACAGCGCAGCGAATTTTGTCCGCGCCACGAAAGAGGGCGACAACGATTTTGCCGCGTTCGGCCAGTGCGTTCTTTCGGTGGAGCTGAATCGCCGCAAACAGGCATTGTTGTACAGGACGTGGCATCTGCGTGACGTTGCATGGTGCGAAGGAGCTGAAGGCAAGGTCGAGATCGTACACCGCAACTGGAAGCCAGAGGCGCGCATTCTGGCGCAGTTGTTTAAAAATATCCACGAGTCCGTGACTAAGTGCCTTGAAAAAGAACCGTATAAAGAAATAAATTGCCGACACATCATTATTCCGACTGAGGAGTATCAATCCGGCGACATCAAGAAAAAGCACAAGACCCAGTTTGTTTCTATCCACATCGACCTAGACAATAACAAAACGATGGAAGAAATCGGGATCAACAACAAATGCTACGTTATCCCGCGCTGGCAGACTGTCGCAGGCTCACAGTACGCTTATTCACCGGCCACAGTCGCGGCTCTGTCCGACGCGCGACTGATTCAGGCCATGACCCTGACGCTGTTGGAAGCCGGTCAGAAGGCCGCCGACCCGCCGATGATTGCGGTGCAGGAGGCTATTCGCTCTGATGTCAGCGTGTATGCTGGCGGCATTACGTGGGTAGATGCTGAATATGATGAACGGCTGGGCGAGGTTCTGCGCCCGATCACGCAAGATCGCAACGGCATCCCGCTCGGGATCGAAATGCAGCGCGATATTCGTGAGCAGATTGCCGAGGCGTTTTTCCTGAACAAGATTGGCTTGCCTCCGGTTAAGGGCGACATGACGGCATTTGAGGTTGGGCAGCGTGTTTCTGAGTATGTCAGAAATGCGCTCCCTTTATTTGAGCCTATGGAGGTCGAGTACAACGGCGGCTTGTGTGAGCTGACGTTTGACATCCTGATGGGTGCTGGGGCGTTCGGCCCGGTTGACAGCATCCCCGATGAATTGCGTGGCGGGGAAATGCGGTTCCGGTTCGAGTCGCCGCTGGCCGCAGCGCAGGAACACCAGAAGTCGCAGAAATTCCTTGAAACGAAAGCCATGTTGCTTGAGGCCGCGCAGCTTGACCAAAGCGCCCCGGCGATACTGGATGTCAAGGTTGCGCTGCGCGACGTTCTTTCCGGCGGCGTGTCGCAAGCGAAGTGGCTGCGGACGGACGATGAGCTTGAGGCTATCGCGCAGGAGCAAGCGCAGAAGGACGCCATGCAGCAGATGATGGGTACACTGACGCAGGGCGGGATGGCGGCGGAGCAGATCGGTAACGCAGGTAAGGCGCTGCAAGAGGGTCTTGGCGGGGTGATGTAGTATGTTTCGGGGGTTTTTCAACTGGCGGCAATCGCCTATAGTGTTGTTTGTAAAAAGGAAGCTACTGATGAATCAATTCAAAAAAAGAATAGAAGCCCCCGGCGCGCTGACTCCGCCGCCGTGGGATTTGCCCGACGCGGTTTCGTTGCAGGCATTAGAGGCGGGAGAAGCCACGCCCGAACAACAGAAAAGAGCCTTGCGCTGGATCATCGAGCGCGGCTGTGCGGCATACGACCTGAGTGCAAGACCTGATAGCGTGAACGATACCTTCATTGCCGAGGGGCGTAGATTCGTAGGACTTGAGATAGTGAAATTGTTAAAAATCAACACAGCAGCGTTTGGGAGGAAGTAACTATGACTACAGAAACTATTATACAGGCGGCAGCAGCACCGGCTCCGGTTGCGGCACCAGCAGCAGAAACAGCGGCTACAGCGACGGCGCCAGCCGCAGCACCAACCCCGGCACCAGCGCCAGCGGCACCGATCGCCGCAGGCAATGCGGAGGACAAGCCCACAGCGGCACCGGCCAACTGGCCTGATAACTGGCGGGATATGCTGGCTAGTGGCGACGAAAAAGCGCGCAAGCAGCTTGAGCGCATGTCATCTCCGTCAGATGTTTTGAAAGCATGGCGCGAGCTGGAGCAGAAGAAAGGCTCCGGCGCTCTGATGGCAAAGGCACCGGATGGGAAGAACCCGGAGGAAATGGCGCGATGGAGGGCAGATAATGGCATCCCAGAATCGCCTGATAAGTATGACACAACTTTACCTGACGGTCTTGTGATTGGCGATGATGACAAGCAAATGCTTGGCGGATTCCTAAAACAGATGCACGACAAGAATGTGCATCCCGAGGTCGTTAAGACTGCGCTTGGCTGGTACTACCAGCAGCAAGACCAACAGATCGCGCAGCAAAGCGAATCGGATATGGCGTACAGGCGGCAAACTGAAGACGCTCTGCGCGCCGAGTGGGGCGGCGATTACCGTGCCAACGTGAATGCCGTAGCTGATTTTCTGGTCGGCAAGTTCGGGCCGGAGGTTGGTGGTCAGTTGCATATGGCGCGTATGCCGGATGGTACTATCTTGGGCAACAATCCGCAGGTGTTGAAGGCTCTGGCCTCTATCGCCCGCGAGATAGACCCTGGCGCTACCGTTGTACCCGGTGCGTCTAACCACGGAGCGGCTATCGCCTCCGAGTTGGAACAAATCCAGAAAACAATGCGGGACGAACCGCAGAAATACTGGAAAGACCCGAAGATGCAAACGCGCTTCGGTGAGCTTCTTGCTGTGCAGGAAAAACTTTCTAAGCGCGGATAGTTTTGCCCTATTGCGGAAACTTTTTAGTTGAATTATTATTCAAGTATGGGGCAACCCTCTGTCGAGGCATCCCATACTTGGAAATAATATCTGCTGCGTAGGCACCCTTGCCAGATCGCATTGGAAGGCACCCGGAAACGGACAACCCTCCCCCAAGCCATCATAAAGGATAACCCAAAGCTGCGGTGTGAACTTTAACACTTAACCGTAACAATGGAGATTTATCATGGCTTCAACAGCTTTTATGACCCAATACCGCCCGGAGTACATTGCTACTTTCGAGCGTTCACAATCACTTCTGCGTTCTACCTGCATAACCGAAGCAAGCATTAAAGGGACTTCCGCTGTCTTTCTGACGGCTGGTTCCGGTGGTGCAACCGCAACGACGCGCGGCGCGAACGGCTTGATCCCGGCTCGTAACAACAGCCTGACTCAAAGTACAGCTACCCTGACCGAATACCATGACCTCGTTGAAGCAACGCGCTTCACCACAGATATGTCGCAGGGCGACATTCGTAAGGTCATGCAGGAAAACTCGGTTCAGGTTATCAATCGCAAGATTGACGATCAGATCATCGCCCAACTCGATACGGCGACGATTAACACGACCGCTGCTACCGCGTCCCTTAACGTAGTGACCACAGCCCGTGCATACCTTGCTTCGCAGAACGTCCCCGTTCACGAGCAGGACAATATGTTCGGCCTGATTACCCCGGCATTTGAAAAATATCTGATGCAAATTCCGGAGTTCTCCAACGCTGATTACGTGACGGTTAAGCCCTTCGATGGAGCTGCCCGTCAAATGCTGCGCTGGATGGGCGTTAACTGGATTGTTCATGCTGGTCTGACCGGCATCAATACGGCCACTGAGAAATGCTACATGTACCACAAGAGCGCGATTGGTCATGCAGCTGACTCTGCGAACCTTAATGCCTCCGCAGGATACGACGAGCGCCAAGACTTCTACTGGGCGCGGGCTTCGTTGTTCATGGGCGCGAAACTGCTGCAAAACAGCGGTGTTGTGCAAATGCTGCACGATGGTTCTAGCGTATCTCTCAGCTAGTCATTAACATAGGAAAGGAAACTTAAAATGGCTTACGAAACCTCAAATCCCCCGGCTCTGATTGCTCAAGGCATCGGTGGTGCTGGCATGAAGATCTACATCTACAATGATGATGACGCCACGACTGATGTTGATGGCAACGGCTACATCACAAACGGAGATGATCTTGGGATGGATGTTGGCGATATTGTTATCCATGAAGATCTAAGCGCGGAAACAACCAACCAGTACCGCGTTGACAGCGTCACCGCTGGTGGCGCGGTTGACCTTGCCAACGGCACTGTCACTGGCTCCGCTACCGACTCCGACTAATTTACGCTTCCTCCCCCCGCAAGCGTACTCCGAGAGAAACCCCCGCCCAAAAACGGGGGTTTCTTCTTTCTCGCAAAAGGCATATACTTAGGTGAATTGATGCGTGTTTTTACAGGGAGGAATCAATGTCTAATATTGGGAAGCAAATGGTCAGAAAGATACAGGAAGCAAGGTTTAAGCCAAGTGATTTTGTGTCGAAGCGTTTTACTATCGTGGTCGAAACAGGCACAACGATGGAAGATATTATGCGCCCTGAGTATTTCTGTCATGTTGCTAAATATCTCGAGGTTGGGAATCAGATTGAGGTCATGTCTGACGATATGAGCCTTTATGCCCGCGTACTGGTTATGAACCGCACGAATGTTTCGGCGCGCGTTTTTGCACTGGAGTATCATGACTTGTCTGACGCCGAAACATCCGCCGCAGTACCGGGAATGGTGACGAGTGAGGATTACGAGGTTGTGTTTCGCGGCATCCATAGCAAATGGTCTATCGTTAAAAAAGACGGCGGACAGGTTGTTCTTGATGGACTCGAGGATCGCAGGACGGCGGAGCGCGAACTCGCCGGATATCTTAAATCAATGGCAGCATGAGTCAGACGCAATTAAAAATATATAATGGCGCACTAACCAATCTCGGTGAGAGGAAGCTATCATCTCTCACCGAGGCCCGCGAATCTCGCCGCGTTCTCGATGATATCTGGGGTGGCGGAGATTTGATTACATACCTGCTTGAGCAGGGTCTTTGGAACTTCGCCACTCGCACAATCCAAATGGATTACGATGCTGGGATTGATCCTGACTTTGGCTATTCGCGCGGCTTTTCTAAACCTTCTGATTGGGTGCGTATTGTCGGTGTTTCTACTGATGAATATTTTAACAGCCCGCTATTGGAGTATACTGACGAGGCGGGGTATCTGTTTGCCGATGATGACACAATTTATATCAGGTATGTTTCTGATGATAGTTCATACGGCGGAGATTTGAGTCTTTGGCCCGAAAGTTTTTCAGAATATGCTAAGGCATATATGTCGTTCAAGGCATCTCCACGCTTAACACAAAACGAAACTAAGACCGAGTATTTTCGCAAACTTTCTAGCAAGTTGCTTCTGGATGCTAAGTCACGCGATGCTATGAATGATCCAACCGCATTTGCGCCAACAGGGTCTTGGGTAAATTCACGCTCAGGAAGTGGTCGCAAGCCAAGAAGGAATAGCAGCGGAAGCTGGCAGTTTTAATTAACGAGGTTCGCTGTGTCAAAAGCCATTGCATTAGTCCAGAGCTTTAATCGTGGCGTGATCTCTCCTCTAGCGCTTGCCCGCACCGATCTTCCGCGCACAGCTCTTTCGGCAGAAACCCAAACCAACTGGATGCCGCGTGTTTTAGGCAGCATGATGCTGCGACCCGGATCGAAGTATGTTGCATCATCCAGAAACGACGGTGCGGCCGTCCATATCCCGTTCGTGTTTGCCCTAGACGACCAAGCCATTATTGAGCTGACGACCGGCGCCATGCGTGTGTATGTCAACGACGCTGTTATCACGCGCCCGACCGTAACGACTGCCATTACGAACGGGACATTCACTACGGATTTGACGGGCTGGACGGACGTTGACGAATCTGGGGCAACGTCGGAGTGGTATAGCGATATGCTGTCGCTGGTCGGAACTCGGTATGCCGCAGCGATCCGCAGGCAGACCGTGCCCGTATCGGGCGGGAACTCCGGCATAGAACATGCCCTCGCCATCGACATCAATCAGGGGCCGGTTAC